CTATGCGTTGCGGTGTTGATGGATGGCTTCGAAACGCTCGGCGCAGGCTGGCCCACAGAACAGCCTGGCCGGATCGTTTTCAAAGTCTTCGCTGCAGTCCGGGTTGTGGCATTCCCCAGTAGGTGTGAGAGGGGCAACGTTGCTGGCCCGCACTGCGTGCTGGGCCAAGGCGCGTTGCAGGTGGCGCGCTTCCAGTTCCTGCGCTTCGTCGATGGTGTCCGTCATGCCAGTCGTATTTTATCGAGGGGTGGTCGCACCGATTGAGAACGCCGCGACGGTCTTGCGCGGTATGTGCGCGGCATCGGACGGGCGTACTTCATCGGGTTCGTTTTCAGACATGCGGACTCCTTGTGCAGGGTGCCCTGGCGGGGCAATGAGAGAGGGCGAAGGGCCGTGTCGAACGGCATTGGCATCATCGGAAAACGGGTTCTCGCAGGCTGCGACGCATCGTCGCGATGAAGGCGATCTGCGACTGTCATCGCAGATCGTCCACGGACAAAGACGCGCAGCGCGGCCAGGGATGCAAGGTGTCAAAAGGTGTTGCAAAAACGAACCCATTCCGACACCATGATTACGTCACCACCTTCCATCACCACTGACCACTTTGCGTCGGGCAGCCGCCGCATGTCCCGCGTACAGCGGGCAGCACACTGCACGTTGGCCGCATCCGGCCGCTGTGAACCGAACCATGCTTCAAGGGGGCCCCGCCGAATGCATACACCGCACCCAGTGCAGGACATCGTTCCAGCATTCCTGCAGGCCATGCACGCACACGGCATCGTGCCTGATGCGCGTGGTCGTGATGCACTCAATGCGGACGGCACGCTGGTGCGCTTCCATGTCGAGGGGGATCGCCGCGGCACCCGCAACGGCTGGGCCGTGCTGTTCGGCGACAACGTGCCTGCCGGCGAGTTCGGCAGCTGGCGCACGGGTCTGCGCCATGGGTGGTGCGCGAAGTCGCCAACCGCGTTGACCGCGACCGAGCAGCGCGCGATCCGACAGCGCCAGGACACCGCCCGCGCAGAGCGGGAAAGACAGCAACGCGAGCGCGAGGACGCGGCGGCGAAGGCGGCAAACGTGCTGTGGAACCGTGCCGTGCCTGCCGATGCCAGCCACCCGTATCTTGTACGCAAGGGCATCCAGGCGCACGGACTGCGCGTAGCGGCGTGGCCGGTACGCAACAGCGAAGGCCTGGTGTTCCGCCACATCGACAACGCGCTGCTGGTACCGGTAATGAATGCAGCAGGCCGGATCGTCTCGCTGCAGGCGATCTTTCCGCGCATGGACCTGGCACTCGGGCGCGACAAGGACTTCCTGGCCGGCGGCCGCAAACAAGGCTGCTTCCATGTCATCGGCAAGCCGCAGGCCAGCCAGCCCATCGCCATCGCCGAGGGCTATGCAACGGCGGAATCCATCCACCAGGCGACCGGCTGGTGCGTGGTGGTGGCCTGGGATGCTGGCAACCTGGCGTCGGTCGCCCGTGCCTGGCGCACCGCAGTTCCCGACGCCAGCTTCGTGATCTGTGCCGACAACGACCAATGGACCCGGCAACCGCTGGACAACCCGGGCGTCACCCAGGCAACGCATGCTGCGGCGGACATCGACGCACGCGTGGTATGGCCGGAGTTCGCGGTTCTGCACGACCAGGATGACCGCCCCACCGACTTCAACGACCTGCATCTGCGCGAAGGGTTGGAGGTACTGCGTGCGCAGTTGTTGCCAGCCCCAGCCGCCAGCAGCGACGAAGCCGCCACAGAGGGTGACGCACCGGCAACGGCCGCCGCGCGCTATCTGGTACCTGGCAATCTCTCCGCCTTCGACACCTTCACCCCGTTCCCCGACTGCAGTGCACGTGGCAGACCGTTGCCGACCGCACGCAATCTGGCCGAACTGTGCCGACGCACCGGTGTGATCGTGCGCTACAACGTCATTCGCAAGGATCTGGAAATCCTCGTCCCCGGCTTGCAGACGACGGTGGACAACGCCAAGGAGGTCGCCGCCGGCGAAGTGATGGACTGCATGCACCGCGCCGGCATGGCCATTGCCAGCTTCGAAACCAACCTGTGCCAGGTGGCCGAAGCCAATCCATACAACCCGGTCGCCAGCTGGATCACCTCGCAGCCGTGGGATGGACAGTCACGCCTGCAGGCGTTCTTCGATACGGTGCAGGAAGCCCAGCCCACACGCCTGGCCGACGGCCGTGTCCTGAAGGAGATCCTGATGCGGCGCTGGTTGATCTCCGGCGTTGCTGCCGCTTTCGAGCCCGATGGTGTGGTCGCCCGCGGCGTACTGACCTTCGTGTCCAAGCAGAACCTGGGCAAGACGCGCTGGGCGCGGCAGCTGGCGCCGGCCGAGCTGCAGCTGATCGCCGATGGCGTGGTGCTCGACCCCGCCAACAAGGACAGCGTCAAGCAGGTCATCTCCAAGTGGATCGTCGAGCTGGGCGAGGTCGATGCTACGTTCCGCCGCACCGATATCGCCGCGTTGAAGTCCTTCATCTCCCGCAGCCATGATGAGATCCGTCGTCCGTATGCGCGCACCGAATCACGCTACGCACGGCGCACGATCCTGTTTGCCAGTGTCAACGACGAGCGCTTCCTGCGCGATGCCACCGGCAATACACGCTGGTGGACGATACACGCGGTGGCGCTGGGCGAACCGGCACGGATCGACATGCAGCAGGTCTGGGCCGAAGCCCATGCGCTCTATTGCAACGGCGAAACCTGGCATCTGGCCAGCGATGAGCTGGACGCGCTGAACGCCACCAACAGCGAGCACGAACCGATCTCGCCGATCGCCGAGCTGATCGACCGCCACTTCGACTGGTCGTCGCCCGCCGAGCACCGGAGCGCGCCCTATCGCGCCACCGAGATCGCCCTTGCAGTGGGCATCGACAAGCCCAACCGCCGCGACGTGAACGAGGCGGCGGCCTACGTGGTCAAGCGCCATGACGTGCGCACCAAGCTGATTGGCAAGGAACGGGCGAAAGTGTGGATGATGCCGCCGCGCAAGCGCAGCGTCGCCGAGCACGCCGCCGGTCCGTTCTGATGCCGCGAACCCACGACGGACGCGATGTCGGCAGCGGCGGCATTGACTGGCGCCTGGAGTGCGAGGCACGGCACTTGCTGGGACTGAACGGCTACCACTGCATTGACGCGCGCGGGCGCAGGATCAAGATCGATCCGCGCCAGCACCGCCAGCAGTACCTCCAGCGCGTGCAGGCGGCACGCGGCTCTGCCGAGCGCGATCGACTGGCAGGGGCCGCGCTGCGGATATGGGACGCAACCCCCCCGGCCTCCAGAATTGAGATACAAGTAGATGCAAGGTGTTGACTAAAACCATCTACAAAGGCAAGATGCGGGTAACGGCCACGCCACCTTCCAGGAGCCCAGCCATGCCTCGCGCCCGCCTGCACGCCTTCGAGGGCGAACAGCTGACCGTGCAGCAGATCCATCAGCGCGTACCGGTTCTGTCCCAACGGACCATCCGCGATCATCTCGCCGCCGGCCGCCGCACGTCCACGGCCATGCTGTGCTTCGACCCCATCGCCGCCGCCGCACGCGGTGGCCGCATCACCCAGCGCATCCTGCGCGCCCGCAGCACCACTGGCGGCGATTGCTGACTGTCGCCGCGCCTGCGCATTCCCCCAGGAGTAGATACCGCATGATCCCCGCCTCGCTCGACAGCAGCCAGCGCATGATTGCCGACACACTGGCCGCGTTCCGCCGCGGTTCCGCCTTTGGCAGCGTGCCGCTGCGATCCGCCCCGTTGACACGGCCACCGCTGTATATCGGCATCGCCGGTGGCAAGGGCGTAGGCAAGGACATCCTCGCCAATGGGCTGGCCTCTGCACTGGCGCTGCCCTGCGACAGCTTCGCTGCCCGGCTGCGGCAAGGCGCCAGCGCCGAAAGCGGCCGCGAGTATGTCCATCCGGAGCTGTGGGTACGCTCACTGTTCTCGCGCCTGCCCACAGGTGGCTTGGTTCCCGATGTTCATTCCACTGAGGAAGCCCAGGCCATCCGGCGCCAGGGCGGTGTTGTGATCCGCGTCACCCGCCCCGGCTGCGACAGTGTCGACCTGCATGCCGGCGGCCAGCCGCTACCCGCTACGCTGGTCGACATCGAGCTGCACAACGACCGCAGCCCGGCTGATCTGGTACGCATTGCACTGGACCAGTTGATGTGCCGCGGCGTGGTCTGAGCGCCTTGCAGTAACCGCCGGCCGCGGCGCATGCGGGCCCTTCCCTTTTTCATCCGCAACGCAGGTTCCGGCCCATCATCGGCGAAAATGATGTAAGGTCGTCCCCCATCAATGACGGCACCTGCCGTCACCCTGCATCCCCAACCGCTTTCGCAGAGAGGAAATGTCATGGAGGTCGAACAGTTCACGTCGACACGCCAGAAGGCCATCGCGTTGTTCAAGTCGCAGCCCAAGGGTGGCAAGGACATCGTGAGTCTGGATGCGATCTTCATTTCGCTGTGCTCGCTGGCCAGTACCCAGTCCGAGGCGGCTGCCGCCAAGCAGGCGCGTACCGCCGCACGCCCCGGCAACCAGCAGCCTCCCGCACCGTGGTTCATCGAGACGCTGGCCGCGCTCAAGGGCAAGGGCGAGTCGATCACCGTGGCACGCTTCCTGATGTTCGCCAATCGTTTCCCGGTCAAGCGCATGGACCAGGTCAATGCAGCCCGCTGGCTGCGCGATGCAGGCCACATCCCGCGCAAGACCGGCGGCAACCTGGTGTTCGACCTTTGACCCAGCGCCACCGGCAGTCCTGAAGCCCCGGCATCGTCCGGGGCTTTTTCGTTTCAGGGCCCGGTACACGCGGCGCGAGGATCGACACCATGGCCGTCCTCACCCTGTACCTGCCACCTCCCCTTGCCCTGTCACGGTTCCCATCAGGTGAGGACAAGGAGTACTGGAGAACCAGCAAAACCATAGGCAGCGCTGGATGGCAAATCATGGCGTATCGCAAGCCGGGCACGCAGGTCCTCGGTCGTCCTCGCGCAGGCATCTGAACGCTTTCAGCGCCCCAAGCGAAAGTAGATGAAAGGTGTTGACTCAACCTACGGGATGGCAACAGTGGATACCAATGCCACTGACCAACCTTGCCATGAACGCCCTGCCCGACAGCATCCAGATCCTTGCCGAGGTCATCGGCGAACCCGCAGCCCTCACGCTGGTGCGTGCGTGGCCGCCGACCACCTCCAGCACCACCGGGCGCCACCGCGTCATCGTCTACGTACCCACCACCCTGCCCGATCAGCATCGACTGATCGACATTCTTGGCCGGGACGTGGCGCAGCGCCTGGTCGCGCACTTCGGCGGTGAACTGCTGTTCCTGGCGTCCTGCTTCGCCGCCAGTGCACATGAGCGCCGCGAGCAGATCGCCCGGGCGGTGGCCAGCGGCATGCCCCGCGAGCACATCGCGCAGGAGTTCGGTGTATCGCAGACCACCATCAAGCGCGCCGTCCGCGGTGCCCGCTCTGCCCCTGTTCCGGCCGTCCATCCGGCCCTGCTGAAGGGATACGCGCGCGCATGAACGAGAGCGACCTGCTGGCCGGTGTGCCGGACTGGGCCAAGTACCTGGGCGGTACCTCCGGGGTACTGATCGCAGTTTCGTTGTGGCTGCGGCAATGGTTGTCGTCGGCCAAGGTCGACCGCACTGCAGATGAAGCCACCAGCAACACCCTGCGCACCCTGCAGGAACAGCTGGCCGCCGAACGCACGCGTGCCGATGGGCTGATGCACGAACGCGAGGCCATGGCCCAGGAGATCGGCCAGCTGCGCGGTGAAGTAAGCGCCCTGCGCGCACAGATCGCCCAGCAGAGCGTGCAGATCGATGCGCTGCTGGACCTGGTACGCAAACGGTCGGGAGCAGCCGCATGACCGCCGCCGCAGCCAGCGCCCTCGGTGGCGCCAACGTGGCCGCGTTCCTGGACATGCTGGCCGTATCCGAAGGCACCGACATTCCCAGCCAACGCTCCCGCAATCGCGGCTACGACGTGATCGTTGGCGGTCAGCTGTTCAACGATCCTCGCGACCATCCACGCGTACTGGTGTCGCTGCCACGGTACGGCATCAAGTCCAGCGCCGCTGGCCGCTATCAGTTCCTGCGCAGCACGTGGGACGACCTGCGTGCGCGCCTGGACCTGCCGGACTTCGGCCCGGTCTCGCAGGACCGCGCGGCGGTGGCGCTGCTCAAGCAATGCGGCGCCTACGATCTGATCCGCCTGGGCCGTTTCGACGCCGCTGTCGGCGCCGCCAGGCGCATCTGGGCGTCGCTGCCGGGCGCCGGCTACGGGCAGAAGGAGCATGCGCTGGAAGCGCTGCGCGCCGCCTATCGCGCCGCTGGGGGGCTCCTGCAGTGATGCCGATACCGCTGAGGCTGCGCATCGCCCTGCTGGGCTTGGTTGCCAGCCACGCGTGCTGCGCCTGGCTGGGCTGGGAGCTGCGCGATCGCAGCGCGGATCTCGCCGCCGCCAACGTGCAGGTCGAGCAGCTGAACAAACGCGCCGACACCACGCTCGTCGCGCGCCAGCAGGACCACACCAACGCACAGGCCGGTGCACAGGCTGAAACACAGCGCCTGGCCCTGCAGTCCGCGCGTACCCGGCAGTTCAATACTCTGCAACAGGACATCGACACCCATGCCAAGACTGCTGGCCGCGATCGCGGCGATGCTGATGCTGAGTTCCTGCGCATCTGGCGCGAAGCCAATGCCGGCCGCCCTCTTCATCCCTGATCTCAGCATCGCACCGGCACAACTGCGCGCGCCACAGGACCTGCCTGATCTGCAGGCCGCCGATGACGATGCGTTGCTGCGCAACCACGTCGCGGTCGCACGCCAGTACCACGAACTGGCCGATCAGATGCGCGCGCTGCTGTGCAGTCTCGGCAGCCAGCAAGGTTTCACCGTCAACGGCGCACCACCGATGACGCCTGTGGGGTGCACCGCGCATGGCAACACCGGCGATCACGGTCCGCAACGGCCCTGATCGCACCACACACGGCCACGCGTGCAATGCCCCGCGCCCTGGGCAATGGCAACACTGCATGCAGAAAGCACGTGCCGCGGCCAGCCGCGTTCTTCCCTCCATTCCTCGCATGAGCTGACATGGCAACCGATACCCCCTCCTCCCCCCTCGACGCGCTGCACGCTGCCATTGAAGCGGCAATCCGGGCACGCTTCGCGGACTTCGCGACCGTCGAGTTCTATCGCGACGTCGACAGCGGCGCCCTGCCCACACCCGCCTGCCTGCTGGCGATGACCCGCTGTGACCGTGGCAAGGACAGCGATGATGGCAGCGGGCAACTGCAGGCCGTGCTGCGCTTTGAAGCACGTATCTCCGTGCCGTCCGCGGCAGCCGGCTCTGCCCTGCAGCTGCGCAAGGCCGCCGTAGCTCTGGCTACCTGGCTGCATCAGCTCGGCCGTTTTCGCGGCGTACCCAGTGGCGCGATCGAGGTGATCGCAGCGCTGCCCGAGGATGCCGCAGTGGCACAGCCCGATCTGCGCACCTGGATCGTGGAATGGTCACTTCCCATCGCGTTGGGCAGCAATGCCTGGGAGGACGCCGATGGCGTGGTACCGCAGGCCTCCTACAGCTTCGTACCGGAGATCGGCCGGGCCCATGAGCCGCGCTACCAACCGCTCGCGGAGGAGACGCCATGAGTGCTGAACATGCCCGGTTGATCGGCAACCTGTTGATGATCGGCGTCGTGCGCGAACTCGATGACGCCGGAAACCGCGTGCGCGTCGACGCCGACGGCATGCTCACCGACTGGATTCCCTGGCTGGAACGACGTGCGGGACCGGGCATGCGCAGCTGGTGTGCACCGGAGCCCGGTGAACAGGTGGTGCTGGCCTGCCCGTATGGCGACCCTGGCCAGGCGCTGGTGCTCGGCAGCCTGTACCAGGATCGTTTTCCCGCACCGGCCGATGCACGCCTGCTGCAGCGCACGCAGTACGCCGACGGCAGTCTCGTCGAGTACGACCGCGAAACCACCACGCTGACCATCACCGTCGGCACCGGCAAGGTCATCGTCAACTGCGCCAACGCAGAAGTGAATGCCAGCGAATCGGTACTGCTCGACACGCCGTCGATCAAGGCCACCGGCGATCTGGACGTCACGGGTGCGATCACAGCAGGCAAGGACATCAGCACGTCGGCAGACGTCAAGGCCGGTGCCATCAGCCTGAAGTCACACAAACACACCGCCCAGGGCCCGACTGCCCCGACCACACCGGCACAGCCGTGATGGGCCATCGCTGCAATGCCCTGAAAACCCGTACTCCACGACGATAGAGACCATGCGAGGAATCGACGCCAACACCGGCAAATCTCTGGATGGGCTGGCCCATCTGCACCAATCCGTGCGTGACGTTCTCACCACACCCCTCGGCTCCCGGGTACTGCGTCGCGAGTACGGCTCGCGCATCTTCGAACTGATCGATGCGCCAACCAACCGCTCGCTGCGCATGGACCTGATCGCAGCCACCGTCGACGCACTCGCGCGATGGGAACCGCGACTGCACGTCGAGAACGTCGACGTCTCCCTCCCCGCCCCCGGCGTGATGATCCTG